TATATTGGTCGGTACCTGACCAGATGTATGGCGATGGGGCGCCCCTCGCGGCGTATCCCAGCCCATTGTATTCCTCCAGCTTCGCCAGCGTCCCGCCAATCGACCAGTCCTTGTTGCGCGCGGCGTAAGGCCCGCAGTTGACCAGCGCATCGATCGCAGCGTCCTCCCATGACTGAAACGGCCCCCTGCCTGCCGGAACATGCACGGAAACCCGATTCCATGGGTCACCTTGCGCCAGCGACCCTGCCCAATCCTGCGAGCACTCACGCTCGTGGGTAACGGCGATAAAAGCCCAAGGAACCCCGGTTTTAGCGGAAACGACCTGATATCGGGCCTTGGCCTTCGCCTCGACCAAATGCCTGGCAACGGGCGTAAAATTCCGCGTCAGCTTGGCGTTTGCAAAGCGCTTGGCGTTCGCTGCCTTGAGGGCGACGAGATCGGTCATACTTGCTCGCTGTTGGGTTGTGGTGGTAGAAGATCGCAAGGGAGAGCGATCATGCACGCATTTTTGGTGGCATCATTCATCGTCGCTGTTGCGGCGACAACTCTTGGTGCCGTAGGGGTCGCGTGGTTTATGTTTCAGCCGTTTGATTAGATCACACCCTGCTGCGATCGAGGATGTCTACAGTGGAATTGAGCGCCGGACGGCTCGTGCTGTAGAACGAATAAGGGATGGTCGGCGATTTGAGCATGACGCGATCCCGCGTGATCTTGCCGTGCCATTTCGGGCTGTCCTCCCAAATCAGGCGATCGTTGCCAGCGCCTCCGGTCACGCGCTCGACATACGCCTGACAGTGGTCGTCTGTTGCCGCCGACCCGATGGTATCTCCGGGGTACCTTGGAACAGGGCTGCCGCCATATTCGCCAAAATAAAGCGGATATTTCACAGCCTCGCCATGAACGCGCCTGATATGAAAATCGCCACCCAGGCAAATCAACCCATAGCTTCCTGAAACGGCGCCCAGCTCAGGGTGAGCGCTATCCGCCCAACTGCATGCTGGCTCAAAGCCATCAATCTCGACCATGCACGAACCCGACACCTTGACCACCATCGGGACGTTTCCCAAAGCCAGCGCATCCTTGCGCGCGTTCGCCTTGATATCGCTGAAACTGACAAGCGAGGCCCCGCCGACGCCCTCCATGTATTTGATGCCGCCATGGTGCGACCCGCCATCTGCGGTCATGTCGCCCAGAATGTCCTTGGTGTCCTGCGCATTGTTGGAATAGACAGCGAATTCGCCGCCCTTAGCAAGGATGCCAAGCTGCATGGCGACCCGCATCCGCGTGATCTGGTTGCCGAAGACGGCATGGCCTGCATTGCGATCGCCAACATCCACGAAGTGTTTGTAGAACCCGGTCGACCGTGAACCGATGTCACTGTCAAAGCTGCGCCGGGCCAGCAACGTGCTTGACGCGTGGGTGTGCCCTTCCCATGCAACGCCAGAATGCTGGGTTATCGGGATGCCAGACGTCACGGTGAACGGCGGCCACAGAAGCCTGGCACCATCATTTCCGAAGTTGTCGCTCAGGCCCCAATTCTCGTCGCGGGCCTTGTCGTTGGCGAGTTGAATAGAAGCCCCGTAATCAGGAACGCTAGCGTCGTTTCCTTGCCACGGCTGGGTAATGTCGAACGGCGATTCGGTCAGGTCTATGAGCGGCATTCGTCACCTTCTGTTGCGGCGCTTACTTTAAAAATCAGCGGACTCGCCTTGCCTGAAGCGAGCCCCACGCGCCGAGAGTGTTCACGGTGAAGGCGGCCTGTGATACGGCATAAACCGTTGTCGTGCTGGAGACGTTGATGCGAACCTGCACCATCGGACACCCGCAATTCACTGTAGGGACCACACCACCGCTCCCATATGAAGTGATCCCAACCCGATCGCCCAAAAGGGCCATCGTTGCTGATGTCGTTGTAATGCTGCCGAGGAGCTGCGTAATATTCGTGGCCGCGTTGGGCAGGAACATGAAGTGTGCCCAGACATCCCAGTCCCCCGCGGTGAGGGAAATGCTGGTCATGTTGGCAGGGGTGCCAGTTGTAAGTGAGACCGCCGAGCCGCTGGCAATAATCGATTGGATAAACTCGCCGACGCTACCAGCATTCGCATTGCCTACAGCCGTCGTGCCGATCAGGTCAGGCGTCGTGATCGCTGGAGAGGTCGCAAAGACCGCGGCTCCCGTTCCGGTTTCATCGGTCAAGAAGGACCGCAGGTTGGCACTGCTCGGTGTCGCCAGGAACGTTACGGCGCCAGCGCCGGCACCCGTCAATTGCGAAACCGGCAATGAACAGTTCGTCAGCGTGCCAGACGCTGGCGTTCCCAGCGCACCGTTGAACAGAACGGGGGCGCCCGCCGAGCCGGTATTGACCGCAAGCGCAGTCGCTATGCCCGTTCCAAGACCGCTCACTCCCGATGCGATTGGAAGACCAGTGGCATTCGTCAGGATAGCAGAGGATGGCGTACCGAGGGCCGGCGTGACAAGCGTGGGGGATGTAGCAAAGACGGCAGACCCAGTGCCGGTTTCGTCAGTAAGTGTTCCTCGAAGATTGGCCGATGTCGCTGAGCCCAGAAATGTTGCCATGCCGGCGCTAAGGCCGCTGACACCCGAAACAGGAAGGTTAGAGCAGTTCGTGAGATCCCCGGAAGCCGGAATGCCGAGAGCGGGCGTGACAAGAGCTGGAGAACTGAACGTGCCTCCGGTTACCGTCTTTCCTGTAAAGGTCATAGCAGTGGGCAGCGAGGCCGTCATATTGCCGGAAACGCCGTCGCCGTTCGTTATTGTGACCTCGTTTGCAGTGCCCGTCAGGGTTCGCTTGGTAAACGTATCCGCCGCGGTCTGCGTCAGAAGCCCTGCTGTGGAATCCAACGCCGCAAGTGCCGTCAGGGTAGCGTCAGCCTCCTGAAACGTTCCGCTCAATCCGCTGGGGTCGAACCCGAAGGTATAAATAGCCCCCACCTTAACGAGCGTGATCGGGCTCGTAACCTCAACCTGAGCCGGGAACATCGTGCGCGTCTTAAGCTTGAAGCCCATTTCAGTTTCCTTCGATCACGGGAAGATCGCCGATGATCAGATCAACAATGAAGCCATCCATCGTCACCTTGACGCCAACGCGATAGGTGCCGGCGCACAGGCCGGACAGGTCGGTATCCTCGAACTGCCATTGGAAGCCGGGGCCGGGAACGGTGACTTTGCCGTTTGCGATGCTCGCTGTGGCAAAGACGGTTGTGGGTGACGTCGTTCCATAGTCCTGCACCGATCCGGTGCCGCTGATCGTTACGACAATATCGAGAGCGACAATTGCCGTTAGATCGGTAATCGTGTCGTCGTCTTCATCGACCAGTTCGTAAACCTGGCTGCGCCATGTCGCCTTGTTCGAGATAACATCTACCTGGCCTGTGAACATTTTCAGGCCCTCACAATTTTATATAGATTGTGAGGAGGCGGGTTGGCGCCAACGTCGCAAACGCTGTACTCGTGCCGCCCTGCGCTGTGCCGGTAAAGGTGCCCCCAGCAACTACGAAATCTGTGGTGTGGTTCACGCCGCCAACCGAGGCGTTCTCGATATCATCCACGACCTGGCCCGAACCTCCACCAAGCCCAGTGCGCCAGTACAACGTAAAGGTTCGACTACCTACAGATCCCGCTGGCGTGTAGGGAGGAAGGTTTGCAGTGACGAGCGTTTTTGATTCCTGCCCACTGCCCTGCCCCAAGGTCGTTGGGACGGCCGGGCCAAACCCGGTTGTTGCCGTCGTCAGAACCCCGGCTGCGCTGTTGCCCATATCGTCGAGGCCGGCAAGCGTGCGGCCACGCCAGTCTGGCAGCGCAATCGTTTTATTTGCCACCCAATCCGCGTTGGCCGAAGCGCCTCGCCCGGTAGAAACCGTCAGGTTGGCATCGGCGCCCCAAAGGTACTCGAACAAGGTCTGGCAATCTGCATTCGCCCGCTCGCTCGCGCCAGACGTAGCACTTCCGATCGTCCGCCCGTTGGCGCGAACGAAGCCCGACAGAACGCCTGTCCCGTATCTCGTCTTGATATCGCCGGCCGAAAGAATGGTTGTGGCATCAACTGGAGATCCGCCACCGCCTCCGGATGAAGCCCCCACAACAAGAACGCCGTCCAATGCAAAAACCTGCACGCCGTTGGATTTGGTCAGCCGGAGCTTGATCGAGCCATCCGCAAGGAATATCTGCGGCAGGCGACCGTAGGCATCACATATGATCGGATAGGATAGCGGAAGCGTTAAGCCACTGTCCTGATAGGCCGTTTGCGGCGTGCTGGTCGTTCCGGCCTGGATCGTGTATAGTTTCCCCCCGACCAGCGGCGTGCCGTCGCTGTCAAGCATTTGCGCAAGACTGAAGCCTGGAATCGTGCCGGCCATTTAGGTGCCTCGCATGGCAAAGAGCGCCGCAACCGCGACGGTGAGACGTTTGAACATTCGAGATGACCTTATTGTCGGCGAGATAAAATGTTGAACGCGGTCATATTTGGACTGCCGGCATTGCTCTTGGGAGCCGCGATTTTCGCGGTCTTCCGATGGAGCCGCGGAGGGCTTTTATTTGACCCGGGTCCGCGTTCACTTAAGCAAATGATCGAACAAAAGCGGACCATTATTCATCCCGACGAGTAGACGGATGAAGGTCACGCAACAGGTTGCTGATTGCCCCTTTAAAGCTGGGATCACCAAGATTGCTCGACAGATTGCGGGCCGCGACCACTACGCCAGCATAGGTTTTTGGCGTTTTAGCATCATGGAAATTCGCGAACGCTTCATCGAATTTAGCGGCCGAACTTGCCAAAGGCGACCGCATGCGGATCGCTTCGGACAGACGCTCAGCCTGCTTAAGCGTCAGGCGATTGCTCAGTTGCTTGAGTCCAAAGCCAACAACTGGCGCTATCGCTCCCGGCCCTCCCGTGACTAGCCCTCCGATACCAGCGCTTACGGCGGCGCCTAACCCACCGCCGCCGCCCAACAAATTGCCCGCCGCTCTCAGAATGTTCCCAGACTTTGAGCCGCGAACGATGTCCTCCATCTGTGCCAGTTCTGATTCGCTAAACCCGCGCTGCTCTTTTGGCTTCAGAAGGATATCCGCCATGCGCTGGCGGACAGTATTGGCGACGTTCTGGCCAGAATTAGCCGCCGCGGCCCGCAGCTCAGCTTGAATCGTCTTGTTATCGATCCCTTCAGCACGCTTAGCGGCCGAATAATTTCCCCTTGCTTCTTCGAGGATCTTCGCTGCCGCCCCCACATCACCGGAAATAACATCCTTGCTGCTCAGGTTCGGCAGAAGTTCATCCAGCTTGTCTATCACTGTTTTGGCGGCGAGGCGCTCGGTTGGGTCAGGAGACCCCGCCGCATTGCCAAACGCTTTCCGGGCGGTCTGTATGTTAGCTCCGGTTATGGTCGAACCGTCCGGGGCCTTCTGAAGGCGGGACAGTAGACCGAACGTCTTGGGCGCTAGAATATCGTCTATCCCCAAATTATTCAGTTCGAGAGACGTTTTGTCAGCAAACTCGGTTATAGCTTTTGACTTAATGTTAACAGCAGCGACCTCGGGGCTTTCGTATCCAACCTTGGCCGCAGCCTTGAGTTCGGGAATTGTTGGAGCGGCAAGCGTTGGCACCTTCGGCGCTACTGGCCGTGCTCCAGCAAACGCCAGATCGACATCACCCTTAGCCGTCTCGTACATCTTTTTCGGATCGTCTTTCGCCGCGATCTCAGGCGCGATCAATTCCCCCGCCTTATGCGTAAGATCGGCCATCGGATGGCCAATCAGCGATCTTGCAGCTCCAACCACGGGTGACATGGCTATCTCAGGAATGGCGAGCACTTGCCGTCCGGTCCGCATCAGGCCCTCGATCGGTCCAAGCTGGCCCCGTGTCCTCGGGTCGAACCCAGGCAGATCCTCTACCGAATTTCCTGTCAGGTGCTGAATGCCTTGGACCGCTGCAGAACCGATCTCCTTCGGCACATCCGCAATAGCGGCAGGTATACGCGAAGGTGCCTCGTCCACAGGAACCGCACCCCACTGCGCCGGGCCGTCAACCGGAACGGCTCCCCATTCGGCGGGGTTTACTGTTTCCGCCATTGCTTTCCGTCCGGTCCGGTAAAGACTGCGCCCGCTGGCAATTTATCGTAATCTGACTTCGATGCGATTGTTGACGCAGGTGCTGCGGCTTTGGACGCCGTAGCCGGTTTCTTGTACGCCCCCGGCGCCTCGACGATGTATGTATCACGGGCATCCTTGAGAGCTTTATTGGCGCCGACAATCTTGTCAGCCAGAGTGTTGTGTTGGTCGATCTTGCCGCGCGCGGCCTTCTCGCCGATTTCAAGGATACGGCGCATGGACTTCTCATCAAGGCTGACCTCACCGCCAGCCATGGCTGCCGCAAACCTACGATCTCCGTCCGAGATAGCCGTTCCGCTACCGAACGCCTTGACCATCGAGGCCACACGAGAGCCGATGGCGGCGCCATAAGCCTCAGTATTCTGGATCTTGCCGTCATCAGGGATGCCGAAGAATGCGCCTACCTTGGCCGCAAACTTCATTTTATCAGCGAACGCCCCGGCAAAGACGCCGCCGTTCTGGTCCAGTTCTTCCCGAGCCCGATGAATGGCGCTGATATCATCGCGCGCCGCGACAGCAGTTTCCTGTGACTTGTCGATCTTCGGCAAGAGGCTCTTGGTCAGGATATCTCGTTCTGTCGTGTTCTCGTCAGCGCGGTTCTGCCAATCCTCGAATGTCCCCTTGAACCCTTGGCTGGTCGCCTTTTGGTACTCCTTCATCGGACCAGTGGATTCCTGGTTCTTCAGATATGCCTCAAGCCGGACCTTCGCCGCCGCGGCGATCTGCTTGTCTTGACTGGCCGATAGCAACGTCAGCCGCTTCAGGATCGGATCATTCTGCGCAGCAACCACGTTCGGAGGGGGCTGGAAGTTCTGCGGAGCAGCTTGGGGAGCTTGTGGCTGTGCCATAACTGGCGGGGCGCCTGCCTGAGGAGCTTGGCCCGGTTCTGGCTGCACCTGCCCGAGGTTCATGCGCTTGTATTGCGCGATAGCGGGGGCAAGCACGTTCCGCACCTGAGGATCTTGCAAATTGAGCGGGGCGGTCGGGTCAACGCCCAACTGACGCGCGATCGATTCTGAAATCTTCTGCAGCTCGGTATTCGGGAACCCCTGCGCCGCGACGACATTCATGATGGTGGGCTGGGGCTGGCCTTGAGGCGCGGCGGGTTCGGCTTGCGCCGTGTCCATCCGCTTCCCAGGGTCAGGCGTGACGGTATTGCGCGAGGTCGAGGGAGGACCGGCGGTCGGTTGAGCCTGCGGTTGGCTTTGCCCGTCCGCGCCGCGCAGTGCCTCCAGTTCACCGGCCCGTGCCGAGATCCCCGACAGCGCGTTGCCCTGCTCCAGCCCGCCCTTCTGGTAAAGCGTGCGCTGCATCGTGGAATAGTCGATCGACCCATCAGGCAGCGTCGGCACGCCGCCCTTGAACGCATCTCTCAGCTCGTTCTTGGCCTTGCGATCTTGGGAATCAAAATAGCTCTTGACCGGATCGCCGAAGGTCGAGAAGTCGTAACGGGTATTCCCCGCTACGCCAGAGATGATGCTGTCGATGTCGGCCATCAGAACGCCCCGAACAGGCTGGCCCCGACATTCACAGCCTTGCCGATGCCATCCCACATATTTTTGGAGATGTTATATTCGTTCATCGTCGCCGCTGCGTTGGAAGCGCCCTGCCCGGTGTAGTTGGCATTCGCCGCGTTACCCTGCCCCTGGTACGACTGGTTGAGCGCGCCGCCCTGCCCGGTGGCAACGCCAGCGGCGCCGCTCACCGCGCCCGCCTCACCGCCGAGATAGGGCTGCAGGCCGGAAAGATAGCTGCCATATGCCTTCGTCGCCTGATCGGTCGCGTATTTCATTGTATCAGCGTCAGCGTTGCCGCTGTTGAGATTGCCGGCTGCCGCGTGCGTGCGCTGCAGGGCTTGCAGGCCCTCACCCAGGCCGACACCATAGACGCCGTATTGACCGGAGTTCTTGAACGCTTCGGTACCGCGCTGAAGCCCTGCAACCCCGTTCGCCCCGCTGGCATCGCCGTAGGCGTTCGAACCCGAACCGTACTTTGCGATCAGGGGCTGGTAATAGCCCTGTGCGGTGGCAGCGCCCGTATTGATGGCGTCTCGACCCTGACCATAGTTCGAGGCCAAGGCGTCATAGCCCTGCTGAAGACCAGCGTTGCGCTGTTGTGCGGCTTGCTCGGCCTTGTCGTTCGAGAAGATATCAAATAGGCCCATCAATTGGCTCCCGGCGTCCAGAGCTGCGTTGTCGAATTGTAGATCAGCACCTGACCATTAGTCGGCGCGGTCGTGGAAACGTCAGGCAAGTTGGCCAGCCCTTTTCGAGACTGAAAATATTCGTACCATGTCTGCGTCACGATCCCCGTCGCGGGATCAATCATCGGGACGTCCGGCCCCGGAAGCGGCTTGCTCATGTCGGATCAGCCCTCAGCAGCGTTGTACTTTGCGACCCGCCCATAAATGCGATCTTCACATTGGCAGATGCCTTCAGCCGCCAACGCCGGCCCTGCACGCCCGTCATTCCGGTTCTTAAAACCGTGACCTCGGTAGGCGTCGCCTGCCGGCCGAGCTTGCGGGTGATCTCATTGCCCCACGTCACGCCGAGGTTTTGCGTCCAGGTAATCCCGACTTCAGGGTCTGTGTCTGTTGGGTCTGAGCCTTGCGCGTTGCCAACGCCGGTCACGAAATCAAAGTCTGCCCGCGGTACTTTCGTTCGTTTCGGGAACCCCTGAACCGGCCCGCTCTCGATATGAAACACCAAGGGAGACCCGTATTCGTCATAGGCTGTGTCACTGACGTAGAGCAGGCGACCGAGCGCGGCGTCACCAACGATCCACTTGCCAAACGCACGGACCGCGGCGACCGCGCGCCATGTGTCCACAAGGTAGCTCTTGCGCTCGTTCCACTTCTTCGAGCCTAGATCGAACTCCCAGCACCATGCCGGGCACTTGAGAACCCATTTCGGATGGCCTTGCGCGATGTAGACGAAGGCTTCCAGTGTCGATTTGGTCGTGACCGAGGCAATCAGCCGGTCGAGATCGGGCGGAGAAATCTTCAGCGGGTTCGGCGTACCATTGGCCTGCACTACCGAGTTGTCATCCGCCACCCAGATCAGGGACGACCCAAACCCGTCTTCATGCCCGGCGATAGCGTAAGGGCTCAGCAATCCCCTCTGGAGCACGTAGGAGCGCGTAAACGGAAACCCTGTCGGATTAGCCGTGTTGGCATAGACCTCACCGAATGCCGGTCCCAGCGCATAATACTGGCCATTGAACGGCAGTCCTCGCGTCAGCCCGCCCGGCTTTGATTGCGCCTTCGTCTTGTCCAGCGTGTTGATGGTGACATCGTTCAAACCAGATGCCTGCAACGTCCCGTCGCCTGACGTGAAAATGAAGTAGCCATCCATAAATCCGACGCTGTTCGGAGCACCAACGTCGGTATCCGCAAAGCTGGACACGGCTGCGGTAGTGACCGTAAAGGCCCCCGTCCCCGGAGCCACACATACCACGTCAGGCGTCGTCTTGTTGTTCCTCGCCCAGAAGACCTTTTCGGTTCCTGTCAACGATCCCGTGAGGAGAGTTTCAACAGCCGCGGAATCGAAGCGCGAGACCTTCCCGGACCAAGCCGCGTAGAGTGTGTTATCGACGAGGATAGCCCCACGAAACCCGGTCTGGCCTGAGGTTCCGAACAGCGCCAGCCCCGGGCATTTGCGCCAGACCACGGGGGGCGGTGCGGTTTTCTTGTCGGACTCGATGACCTTGCCCAGGGGTTCGGCATAGCAGTTGATCAGACGGCCGGCGCTCTCCTGTGGTGTTGCCCCCGGTGAAGATGATAGCGGGAACGGAATGCGCGCCACTAGAAGTATTCCACTTCCTGCGGTCCGTAACCCGGCGTCGGCCGCGCAAGCATGCGAATCCGGTTGCGCCAGCGCTGGGCTTTTGCATCATCGGACTTTCCGCCGAACTCGTCGGCCGCGGCATTGGCAACCAGCATGCAGAACGGGATAAACAGTTCCTCATTCAGCGCGTTAACGTCGCTGATGTAGGTCGTTCCGTCCACATTGATCTCAGCGGCCTCGCTGTCGATATAGCCGTCAATCGCCTCCGCATCTTCAGCGGACGGATCTTGGCCGATATCGCCGCCCGTCAGGATGGCAAGCGTCTTGAACTGGATTTCAGTTCGGGTCTTCGACATGATCCACCTTCGGCGGACGGCCGGGAACGCCGGTAACCTCGAAGAACTGATTGCGCTGGGCTCTCCGGATGATGTCCCTGTCGGCGACCTCGACGGCCTGTCCCTTGGGGAATTTCATATCAAAGCACTTCGTAAACGAAGGGCCGGGATTGTCGCCGTCATCCTCGCCCTTCCAGGTAATCTTCGCCATTTATTTCCTCCTGTTTGAGACCTTAGACGGCAGCTATCACTGCGATCTTGAGGCCCGGCGAAACGCCGATGTATAGAATCTCGTTCGCGGCCTGGTCGATCATGGCCGTGGTGGCGGTTGGATTGCCATTGACCGAATAGCAAAAGGCCACATCGGCCTTCATGCCGATGTATGACGTTGAAGCGCCGAAGGCGTTTGATTGCACCGATGAGGATGTAAACGTGACGGTCTGGTTGACGACCGCGCCGCCCTCTTGGGCCATTTGCCCAATTCCCCCAACATTGGGGAGGCTCGAATATTCTCGAATCTTGAGCGTTGACATGGTGCCCTCTCAAAAGAAGAGGCGGGGGCCGAAACCCCCGCCATGGTGATCAGGCAACCGGCAGGTATTCGACGACGACATAGGCGAGGCCCGTCGTGCCGGCCGTTCCGGTGCATAGCGAGGTGGCAATCACCGGGGTATCCGCAGCCGGTGCCACATTGGCGGTGCCGAGCAGCGTCGTAGCGACAGTGCCGAGCGTCGTCAGTGAGACGCTGGCGCCGAACGTGGTATCGGCACCGGTGATGCCGACCTTGACGAGGTTGTTGGTGCCGAAGTTGAACACCGTTGCCACCACGAGGTAGGCACGGAGAACAAGACACCCGGCCGGAAGCGTTCCGACTTGGACGATGCCGGCGGTTCCGATGCCAAACGTGATCTTGGCTCGGAGGTAGCCGATCTGCTGTTCGCCAATCTGGCGGGCAGGATAGATGGGGGTGGGCATGTGAGTTGTTCCTTTCTATGATCAGGAGTCGGCCGCAGCGGCGAAGAAGCCCGTGGCGATGCCCCATTCCTTGAGCAGGCCGGTTTTGGTCTTCTTGAACATCTTGCCGACGCCGTAAGCCGTCTCGATGCCGACGCCCTGATTGAACTGGTAGTCGGTGTTGTCGAGCTGGGTGGGTTTCGCCATCTGGCCGTAGGCCATGACGACCGCCGACTGACCGCACAGCCAGACCGGGCGAACTTCCGTGGTGCCCGAGGCGCCGGCCGTCGCGTAGAAGGTCGGGGCGCGGGTATCGATCTCGGGGATCTCGCGATGGATCACACCATCGTCGAGCAGGTCGCCGTCCTGGAAGATCGGGTTCTTGGACACGCCATTACCCTCACGCGGGCGGGCATCCTTGTTGATGGTTTCCAGATCGATCTTGAGATCGCGGAACGTGCGCGAGCCGTGGAACGCGACGTAGTATTCCCGGCCGTCCGTCACCTTGAACGGGCGGATTTTCGGGTCAGCGAGCTTGGCCCGGCGCTTGAGCAGCCGCATCGCGGCGCGGTTGCACTTGTCGTCCGTGGTATCGAGGTTGGCGGTTGCGGTGGCGAAGGTCGCCGAGTAGTTCGAAACCAGCTTCCCGAACAGAACCCGATCGACGTTATCCACCACCCAGGTATTGCGCTGGGCAGCCGTGGCATCATCGAACAGGATGCCGTTGACGCGTTGTCCGGCGGCCGAGTTCAGGCCGGCAGGTGCCGATTCCGTCTGGATGGCATAGAGCGCGTCGATGATCTCGTCGCGGGTCAGTTCCTTGAGCCAGTCCGACAGAAGGGGCCGGGCCACATCGAAGATCGCCGAGGAGTCCTTCTGCTTTTCGGCCTTGTTGGTCTTGACCGCGTTACGAGCCCAGTCGATCCAGGCGCGCATGCCGTAGTTGTCGACATCCTCCTCGTTACCGGCAAGGGCGCCGGAGCCGATCGCGGTAGCCTTGAGCCGGGCGACCAACGGGATGTTCATCTGCTCGCCGCCGGAAGTCAGTTCCATGCGCTTGCGGATGATCGAGGTGATGGATTCGCCCATATAAGGGGCGAACAGGTTTTCGCGAACCCACTCACGGTTTACGCCTTTCGTAAACTTGATGAGCTTGTTGTTGGTCTGGATGGTGGTGAGAGCCATGACGGCTTGTCCTTTCTGAAGCCGTCAGCCCAATAAAAAACCCGCCGTTAAGGCGGGCCATCATCAGGATTTCGGCGAGTTTATCCGTTAGCGTGTCGCCAGAGCCCATCGTTCGAGATGTCATCGTCATCAGCGGAGGTTACCGTTGATGCGTTGGTCGCTCGGGTCAGGGATGGCGGGAGGTTTACCGGGGCGGCCTGTCGGGTAGCGCCGGGCTGGGGTTGCGTTCCGCCTCGAATGCGTTCGAGAACCTTGGCCTGGTTGGCCGGGTCCGCAAGATACGCCTCAAAGCGCTTTTCAAAGAATGCGTTGGGATCGGTGCCTACTTCAGCCATCGTCTTGCGCTCACGATGCCACTGGATGAGAGTTTTGCCGGGGTCGCGCGACTGCTGCATGCGAGCCTTAAGTGCAGGATCAACAGCTTGCTGGGCAGCCGCGTAAGCCTCTTCGAACTCTTTCCCGTGGTCCTCGTGCGCCTTGGCGAGAGATTCTTCCCGCCGTTCGTTCAGGCGTTCCTCGCGCAGCTCGTTGCGGATAAACTCCCGATAGCCAACAGGGTCCAGAAGCGGATCAGGCGGCTCGGCCCTTTCCTGAGCGGCGGGAGGCGGCTGAGGTGCGCGTGGTTGCTGCCACTTTGACCTCTCGGCCTCCATGGCTGCCAGCCGATCGGCCAGCACGCGCTTTTCCTCGTTGATCTCCCGCACGCGCCATGACGGAACCATTGCTGCATGGTCGTCAACCGGCGTGGGTGCCGGGGGATCAACAGCAGCAGGGGGTTCAGGCTCGTTCTCCGCCTTGCTGGCGAAGCGCCCTGCATCATCGCGTGGTTGCCCATCCTGCTCTACTGGCGCCTCCGGGACTTCTACAACGGCCTCATCAGCCGAAGCTTCGTCCGCATTGGCCCCGTCGAACAGTTCCTGGTCACTCAATCCTGTGTCTACGGCTTCAGTCGGCATACTTCACCCTTTCGCGTTTCGTGCGATCACGTTGTGCCTGATATCGCTCAGGCTTGCGGGTAGTCTTGCCCTTTATCGTGCAGGCGAACGATCTCTATTCGGCCTCAGCCTTAGGCTTCTGCGCAGCCTTCTTGCGCGCAACCTCGGCGTCCACCTCGGCCTTCTCGCGGGTGGCCTCGATACCAGCCGCCGCCTTCATCCGCTCGATCTCGACTTGGCTCGCAGCCTTCTGCCGCTCCAGGTTCATCTCGAATTGCGCGGTCTGCGTCTTCAGGTGCCAGTCAAAGGCAGCTTGTTCCTGCGCCTGAGTGCGATCAAATTCCGCCTTCTGGGCCATCCGCGCCTGATCGGCTTGGAACTCTGCTGCCTTTTGCTGGGCGTCAACGACGGCTTTCTGCTGCTCAAGCTCCTGCTGCGCCTTCATCGCCAGCACCTTTGGATCAGGCGGCGGGGGCTGCGCCTTGGCCTGCTCGATCTTCTTGAGCATCTTGGTCTTGGTGTTCGATTCCAGCGAGGATAGTTCCAGCGCGATCTCGGGGAATTGCTGGGCAAACTGAGGGCCAAGCGCCTGCAAGGTCGCAGCGGCATCCGCCTGCATGTTCACGGTGTCCGGGCCCTCATCGATGATGAAGTCAACGTCCATCGACCCGATCGCGTTGACGATCGCCGGCAGCCCCGTTCTTGGATCTGTATCCAGCTTGTTGATCTGGAAGAACTGCGCCACGTTCTGGTCGTCAGTCACGCGAATCCAGCGCTCGGCCTTCCAATGTTCCGTGATTATGTTCCAGATGCAGCGGTAGACCCGGATCTTCCAGTTCTTGTAGGCCGACAAATACGGTCCAAGCTCGGCCATGCCGGCCTGCTGAAGCAATGCAATCGCACGGCCGGACGAGTCCTCAAGCCCCTGCCCGATCAATGCCGGGTTGGGGCCAAAGTTCTCGATCTCGCCCTTGGCCTCCTGGAGCATTTCCAGTTGGCCTTGAAAGTCAGCCTTGGACGCCGCATCGTCGGGCTCCATCTTCAGGCCCGGATTGGTTTCCACCCAGCCATCAGGCTTGGCCCACTCACGGCGGGCAGTCTCGATATCGTCAACCGCGCCCTTCTCGGAAATCACCCTGCGGCTGTTGAGCAGATGCAGCGCCTTGGACCGGCGCATGTTGATCTCGTCCTGGGCTGATTTCAGGTTCCGGATGAACCCGTACCGATCGCCGTCATGGTCCACATTGGCCGAGAACATCAGGAACCGGGGAAACGTCTTTCCCTTCTCGTCATGGAACGGGCTTTGGCCCTGCATCATGACGGTGTTGCCGATGTAGAGCGTCCAACACCATTTGCCCTTGCAGATGTACCAGTGATCGACCAGCCGGAGGCGCTTCAGCGAGGTGTTTACCCAGGACTTTTCGCGGTCCTGATCACCCGTGGAGATATCCGACCCCTCCTCCATCAGGTCGTCGATCTCCGACGCCTTGTCCGGTATCAGCTCCTTGGCCTGGTCAACGTCGATCCATTTCGCGATGCCCATGTAGCGGGCATCCGTAAAACCCTCGTCAAAGCTCCGCGGATCATAGAAGAAAGTGTCGGCATAGACGATGTGAATGCCAAGATCAGGATCGCCATGATCGCCAGTCTCAAGATCAAATTCAACCCCCGCGATTCCATCGATGGCCCCTAGCCGTGCGTTGCGGGAGGATTTGCTGTTCCAGTTGTTGCGGTCCAGCACGAAACGCATAACGGCCGTGGCCACGTCGGCGCCGGCTTCATGCTGCGGCGTGCGGGCGAATGCCTTGGGGTCCTGACGAAGCTTCTCAACGATGCCGACAACCGCGTTGATCTTGCGCTCGATACGGTTTGAGGTGACGACAGGCTGTTTCCGGCGCTGCAGGACGGCTATCTCAGCCTCGGTCCATTGGTCGCCGTGGTAATAGTGGCGGGACTGGCGCGCTTCCTCGATCTCGGCTGATTTTGCCCCGAGGTAATCATAATACTGCTTTTTCAGCTTATCGACGGGGATATAGCTGTCTGCATCGTCAGGAGACGCAGTTCCGCCGCCCGAGGTCATTGGCTCGGGGGATTGAAGGGCTGGCTGCATATGATGCCTAGTAAACTTTGAAGCTGTCAGTGTTTGACACGTCGGTGCGCTTGTAGCCGCTCGCGTTCTTCGGCTTCTCGTTCTCAGGCTTCTTCCTGATCCAGGGTCGCGACATGCAGGCGTATCGGGTTTCGTCCGGAGCGTGGTCTTCCATGTCGCTGTCTACGTCTTCAGGCTTCAGCGGATCATGCTGCAGCGCCGGCAAGGTCCGGATCAGATCGACACAGGTCGAGAACGTGACCAACATTGGCAACCCGTCATCATCACCCTCAAGCCGGCCTCTGACCTGATCCCATCCGCCCATTGCACCTCGACCTGGCACGCGCTTGTTGTCAGCATGGCGGAACGGAACCAGCTTGGCCTTGATCAGCTCCGCGTTGATGCGCTCGGAGATCGGCGGTCCGCCATCCTCACTGAAGGCTGCAGGATCAAGAACGCCGCTAACCAGCTTTGGGTCTTTGGCCTCTCGCTCAGCAATCCCTCGGCCTACCGCATCAGCATGCAGCTTGAGCCCGACGTTGGGCTTGATTTCACCCCTGTCGTTCTTCTGAACGCCGTACCATTCGCGGTATCGAACGATGCAGCCTCTTGGGAGCCAAAGACCGCTCTCCAGTTGATATTTATCGCCAACGACAGCCCACCAGCCGATTGAGAACGGCTTGGAAGAGCCCCAGTCACCCGATCGAAAGCGAGCCCAGTCCTCAGGAATCTCGAACGGCCTGACGACATGCTTGGCGGCATCCCAGCAATCGAAGAATGCGCCCTCGATCACATCCCAGTCGCCGGCAAGCCAAGCTTTTACGAGTTCCTTCGAGCCGGACTGATAGAGGTTTGCAACGTAGCCAGAGCCCAGATAACGATTGTCGCTCAGCTTCGACGGGATGAATACCCGGTTCTTGCGAACCACCTCACCCGTGAAGGGATTTGTGAAATCCTCCCACATGATCTGCCAGCCGTGCGGCGCCGGGGAAATGTAACGAGCCTTGACCCATTGATGCCCAGGCCCGCCCGGATTCCCCGTCGCATGAAACTGGCACGGAACACCTGTAGCCGATCGAAGCGTCGCCCTGAGCTTGTTGACCGGCGTAGGGTCTGCCCAGTGTGTCAGCTCCTCGAAGAAGACATCCGTGTAATTGTGGCCCTGGTAGTTGTCCGCGTCCGCGTCCTTGTCCAGGTACTCGAACTTGAGCCGGGCCTTATTCGGAAATGTCCACCACTTCTTCTGCTCGCTCCAGACCGCGCCGATCGGGCCGTAAATCTGCCGGGAACGCTCGATCGCCTCTTTCAGATCCTCACGAGTCCGCCGGAAGAACACCCCGACGCAATGCTCACCATATCTCGCCGCCTTGATGGCGAACTTGCCGAGCATCCCGTCTGTCTTGCCGCCGCCTCGCGCCCCGCCGTAGAAGATTTCATCGGCCGGGCATTTGATTAGCGCGGTTTGCGGTCCCTTCTGAGGCGACCATGCAAGCTTAGTGCTTCGGAGCGTGCTCCCGTTCCCAGTCTTCAACGTTGTCGACGGGCTCGCCTGAGACAACATAATTGGTGTTCACATTCTCATTGATGGAGCGGTCAACGAACATCCCGATTTCCTTACCAAGGAGTTCCAGCGCCTTGTTCGCAACGCTGCCCTGGTATTGGAATTCCCCGATCGTATTGCCATCGTCATCCGTCATGGACTTGGCCTGCATGGACCTGGCGACGTTCTCCTTGAGGGTTTCGATTACCCACTCCTTGGTAAGGCCGGTCGCTTTAACCGCCTCAGCGGTCGCCTGAGCGTGAATGGCCTCACGTTCATCGAGTATCTCAGACACCCGCTCTAAAATGTTTTGCTTGTGCTTTAATACGCTGGCATTCCCGCGGTTCGGACTAAATCCGGCCAAAGCATACGACTCTTCAGCCGTTTTACCCTTAGCCAGTTCCTGCGCGAACCGCTCGTGCTTTGGGTTGGCGAGAGCGGTCACGTCGCCCTCTTGAGGCTAAGCTCTGCCCGGAGACGCTGGTTTTCACGCTCCAGCGTGTCCACAATCCCCAGCGCCTCGTTCACACCGCTGAAGGGGCCATTCGACATGCCGAGAACATCGCGATCAGGCGCCCTGAAGCAGGCATCGTGAGCAGCCTGCAGCGCTTTAAGCGCCTGATTGTAGAATGGTCGATCGGACATCACACAACCTTCGCCTTTGCCGGCGTCTTGAGTTCCGCCCGTTCCTTGGCGCGCTGGGCTTCGAGTTCATCCTCAGCCTTGCGCTCTGCGGCGACGCGCTCGTTGTGGGCGGTCGGGTCCTGGATCGCCGCAACGTGCATCAGGATCTTGTCGCGGACGGTCTCGGCGCCCGAGGGCGTAACGCTGGTCAGGGTTTGAGCCAGTGCAGCGATGTGGGCAACGTGGTCATCCTTGCTTTCGACCTTGGGCTTGGTATCCGGACGCGGCGCATCAAGTTTGGTTTCTGCCATGGTGTTTCTCCTTGTAGGGTGATGCTAGCCCCATAAGAAAACCCGCCGCGGATCTCTCCGGACGGGCGCAAATCGTGATCATGCCCCATAAGGGGGTGATTTGGTTTTACTGTCAAGTGGGTTGCGCCGGAGTTTCTGCATTCGGCTGAGCCCCCAAACCTCGGCTCGATTCCCATTCCATGAAACCAGCGCAGTTTGCTTCTCTGGGTAAACTTCAAGCACCTTTACGAGCCACGTGCCCATTCTGCGCATCGAAGTATTGCCTATGCGGGTCATGTGGCAATCGTAAAGCGTCTCGCCCGGCTTGATCCTACTGAAGGCAACCATTCACCCGATCCCCCACAATTTTGCCAGCCGATACCCGGCATCCTTCACCAGTTCAGCCGCACCCGCAATTGCCTGCGGCTTGTTCGTCCAGCCGATCAGGTTGCCGCATAGCTCCAGGTTTTCCTCCTGACACACGAACCGATCCACAACGGCGCTGGATCGCATTCCAAGGCACTGCTGAGCCTCCCGCCAGCGCTGACGGTGAAATACCTGCCCCTCGCTCTTGGGCATCCCAGCGGGGCCGCCTTCGCCTCCTGAGAATATCCGGTCGAGGTCGAGTGAACTGATCGTGGGGGCCTGGCCGGCGTGGTACCAGTGATGGCGGTATTTCTGGAGCGCAGAATGCTCGGCGCCGGAGATTATTCCCTTTTTATGGGCGCGATCGAGCGGGCTGTCTCGCATCGTGTAGGTCTTGATGCCGCGATCTTCCCCACCGAGGGCGAAGTTTCCTCCAGCCATCCGCAGCCGCTCAGGTGTTGGAGAGCCGTGGATCTCGATCGACGGATAATCCGGATTCGGCTTGCCCTTGACCGTCGCCGGAATGCCGATCTTGCGCGGATTTCTCATTGAGGCCTCGGGCATGTTAGGTTCCTTCGCCAAATGTGATCTCAGGAGTGCCGTCCCAAGCGCCGCGCGAAACCCACAGGCCATGGCGGCCATCCGACGCGTCTCCGTATTTCCACCACATCGGCCGGGCCGTTTTGGTCCATTCCACCAGTTTTTCCCAGCGGCTATGGCCCTCAGGAACGAACATCGTCGCCAGATAGCCTTGCGGCCGATCGCGCAATAGCGGTTCCGGCTGCCGTTTGGCAAAGACGGGCCGCGGTGCCCGCTGTTTTTCCAGAAACGCCCGGTGATCATCGCAAGCCTCGACCATTTCGCTGATGGTCGGCGGAAACTTGCTGCGGCGCTGGATTCCTGTCCGGGGATCGCAGACATACGCAATCACCTCATCCGGATATTGCTCGAGCACAGCACCCAGCGAGACCTTGAAACCCTCGGGGTCAGCAAACTGGTCAATTCGGTAGGAGGCGAAGAGAGCCATCTGGCAACGCAAAATCTGCGCTCTCCGACTGTTCGAGCTCGGCAAGCTCTCGGCGGAGGGAAGCCGTGAGACTGCCGCCGGATCGATTTTGATTTGTTCCATATGCCACCACGGTTTCAGCTTCTCGGAATTCGACTTTGGGGAGGGGTCTGGAATGCTCGGCAATGGCTTTCGCCAGCGGCTTTTCCAGATATTTGAAATGCTCAATCGGCCCGTCGCGCTTGCGCTGGGCGGTTTCCTTGGCTGCCTGGATCATCAGATCGGCCGGCCAGCCCTCGTTGAAGCATTTTTGCACCCAGACCGCGGCGCCGTACCAACCGAGCGGGCAGTTTTTTGGGTCGGAGAAACCGCAAGCGACTGCCAAGGCGTCGGCCGTTTCCTGGGCCTCGTCTGAAATCAGCTTCGCGCGCTTACCATCATCATCTACTACTTCAGTGCTTTTAGTGTCTTCTACTTTGCGTCGCTGCTGCGTCGCTGCTGCGTCAGTTTGCGCGTCGCTTGCTGCGTCACGAGGCAGCGATACCTTCTGATATTTATTGTAGTTGCAAATGGTTATAACGGTAATGCCTGCGTCACTTTGTGCGTTGATCATGGCGTCGGTTTTCAGACGTTTCAGAAAACGCCTTACACGCGGCTCGTTCCATTGCCATTTGTCAGCCATGAAACGGAGAGAGGCTGCGACCTGTCCGCGCTCGAGTTGGACCACGGACGACCCAACGCGCTTGGTTCTGGCTTTGAACGACGCTTCGCCGATTAGCCACTGCCAAGCCTCACGCTCTGTCAGGGGCTCGTTGGCAAAGCTGGGGTGATCCCAGATGCCTCGATCGACGGCGAATACTCCACGCTCGCTCAAACCTGCGCTACCTTCCCTATCTTCTCGAGTGTGAACCTGCCGCCGACTCCGCGCTTGCCTTGAATCTTGATGTTGAACTGCGAAAGGCGCTTGTTGGCGTGGTTGGCGACCACCGCAATGATGTTTGTGCTGTCCGGCCCGCCGTCCCGAGTGTTGGCGTAAACCTCATCCATGATGTCGCCGCCGCTGATGCCGGCCGTTCCTGCGCGCTTCACGACGTTGAAGATGCGGCGCTGCAATGGCGTCAGGACGACGCCGATCTCGTCAGAGACGAGCGGGTGACCGCAGCATTTGCAGACCGGAACCTTCATGCTACGCTCTCTGTTGGAGTGGATGGAACGCGGCTCAAAAACTGATCTTCGCGGAGAACTGTCGTCACGCCATCGACCAGGATGTTCACGACGTGATGCCTGGCGATCTCAATCCTCAGCAATTCATCCGATCCGAATAGCTGGATGTTGAGCATGTGGCGGCCTGGCGCTGGTGTGGTCAGGTAGGCGAGCTTGGCGATCATGATGCCTTGCGCTTTCTCGGCGCCTCGATACGAAGTTGCCTCAGCAGCAAATTCCCCAGCTTGGCTTCAAGCTTTGTCTTTCGCTGTGAGCGGGGTTTGGCGCGGCGGGCGGCGGCCAGTGTTGCGAAATATTGCGAGGCAATGGTTTTCATTCCAATGTCTCCAGCGCGGCAGTGTTCTGAACAGCGGCGGCAAGCATGGCCTGCAACTCGCTCTTGGTCATTTCGCGAGCGAGGCGCGGCTGCCTGCGCCCGTAAATGCTGATCGGATACCCGGTAAGGTTTGACATCACCGTCATCAGTCCGGGCGTAGCAGGTTTGTTGAAAATCTTGTTTGACGGCTTGCGCTCGCGGTCCTTGAAAACCGTTTTGCATATGCGCGGGCGCGTCCCAGGTGCCGGCGGACGCCGCGGCTCACCCTGCGGCTTCGGGTCTACCGCGCGATTCTGCCCGTTGATGTTGTTCGATCTGGTGTGGGTCGGCAGCTTGAGGCGGTGCGCCTTGCCAATCACTGCGTTACGCGTCACGCCGATAACTGCGGCGATCTGCGAGCATGAATAGCCGTGGCTCCAGAGCCTCACGAGATCGGCGACAAGAGCCTCAGTCCAGATCGAGTTGGCGTTGCTGCTCACGATTCATCCTCCAGGATTTCAGGAGCGATCTCGACTGCTAACAATGCGCGCCGCTTCGAGGAACGCATCAATCTCGCTCCGATGGAAATCCGGATCGATGTTGGAAAGCGCTTGAGCACGCCGACTAAAAAAGTTCGCAACAACTGCCGCATCGCGCTTGGCCTCTTCTATTTGGGCCTGCTGCCGCACAGCTCGGGCCGCTAAGTGGTCCGGGTCTTTGATCTCTTCATTCCAAAGAGACCTGGCCGTCCGAAACGAAATGCCAGCCGTCTTGGCGATCTTTGATAGCCATCGAGGTAACTCGCCATGTGCTGGCGGATTTCCTGCCAAGACGATCATTGCTGCCCGCGTACTCATTTTGGACCACTTCTCCAACATCTGGTTTTTTCCTCTGCCACATTGAGATTATGGTCAGAGTTACTCAGGATAACGAACCGTTCAGTTTCATCACGCTCAGCGCTGCAACGCGAAACGTGACGCGATATCTAGGTCTCGACGAAAAGAAGGATGAAGACACTGGCAACAAGCGCAACCGCGGTGATGGTCCCAAGGATCACGTCC